TTTAGCTCCTTATAGTGCGGGTATGAAATACTTTTCAAATGTAGATTATCAAGGGGGAATTGATTACGCATATCTTGAAGAAAAAATTGCTGAATACCTTATAAATGAGGTTGAGAATTCCTTCGCTCCCACGAGTATCGTAAACTTTAACAATGGTACCCCAACCGACGAGATGAAGGATGAAATATCCGCATCTGTAATAGGTAAGCTTACAGGGTCAAAAGGTAAGAAAGTTGTAATATCATTCAACGAGAACGAAGCTACTAAAACAACAATTGACACTGTTCCTTTGAACGATGCGCCAGAGCATTACCAATATTTAAGTGATGAATCTACCTTCAAAATTTTACGTTCTCATAACGTTACTACTCCTTTATTATTTGGGGTATCGGTTGCATCAGGATTTAGCTCAAATGCTGATGAAATGAAAACAGGAGCTTTGTTGTTTGAGAACATGGTTATAAAGCCAAAACAACAGATGATCGTTGAGATGATTAAAAAAATACTTTCGTTTAATGGTGTTTCTTTGAACCTTAGATTTAAAACTTTGAACCCTTTACAAGGTGATGAGCCACAACCCGTACAAGAGGTTAAGATGAGTTCAGAAAAATCAGAGCTTGAATTGTTATTAGATGAGTTTGGAGAAGATATTGACGAAAATTATGTATTGATTGATGAGAGGGATTCTGATTATGACAATGAAGATGTATTAAACGAATACCTAAATGAAATTGAAAATACTACAACAAAACTTTCTTTTATTGATAAAGTGTTAAATTTTGTATCGACAGGGACGGCAAGACCTACTGCAATTTCCTCACAAGACAAACAAGTAAAAGGGAAAATGTTTAAGGTTCGATATAAATACACTGGTAACCCTAACCCTGAAAGAGCTTTTTGTAAAGCAATGATGAACGCTAACAAAGTGTATAGAAAAGAGGATATTGACAGGATGAGTGATAGTGTTGTTAATAGAGGATTTGGGGAATTCGGAGCGGATAAATACGATATTTTTAGATTCCATGGTGGTCCACGATGCCACCATAAATGGTCAAGATTAACTTACATGTTAAATGATAAAGATACGTTTGAAAAAATAGGTACAAGAGCAGCGGAGATAAGAGGGTACAAAATAACCAATCCTTCAGAGGTTTCTATTTATCCGAACAATTTACCTTTAAAAGGATATAGTCCAAGAAATAAAAATTTACCGAGTGACGTTAAATAATAAGACATGGCAGAAGCACTATTAATTTCGAAAAAAGACCTACAAGAATACACTTCTTTGAACGCCAACACTGACGTTGATAAAGTTATTCAATTTGTACTTGTAGCCCAAAACATTTGGATTCAGCAATACACGGGTACCAAGCTATTGGATAAGATTAAAACTGATATTACCAACAATACACTTTCGGGTAATTACATAACGCTTGTAAGGTCTTATTTAAAGCCAATGCTGATACACTTCACTATGGTTGAATACTTACCTTTCTGCGCTTACACTATTTCAAATAAAGGTATCTATAAGCATCAATCAGAGAATAGCGAAATCGTATCGAAAGAGGAAGTTGATTATTTAATCGAAAAAGAAAAACGCATAGCTGAAAGTTACTCGCAAAGGTTTTTAGACTATATTTGTAAGAACAATAGTTTGTTTCCTGAGTATACAACCAATGAAAATGGGGACGTTTACCCGCAACATAATAACTATTTAACTAATTGGTATTTATGAAGAAAAAAAAAGAATACAAACCAAAAGAAGAGAATATAATTAAACTTAAAATTTACTTAAATGATATTAGCAAACCACGGAATAATAAGTAGTAGCGGAGGGTTGCCACCTTCTACATTGTTAACTGATTTATATGCAGTTTACAATGCTGAAAATAACGCAAATGACTCTTTCGGGACTAACAACGGAACGGTACAAGGTGGATTAACTTATGCAGCTGGAATTAATGGTAATTCTTTTGTTTTTAATGGGACAAATGCTTATGTTAGTTTACCTAATAACTCTTTAAATCCAGGTGGGGATTTTAGCTTTTCTTTTTGGGTTAAATTTAATTCAGTTGCACCAATATATATAAATCTAATTGAAAATTATTACGCACCATCACCGTCTAACAGATATGGTTACAATATATATTTACAATCAGGTAAAATAGTATTCGCAACATATAATGGTTCTGTTACTAATAGTGTTCAAGCAACTAGTTCATTATCTATAAATCAATGGTATAATATTGTTTTAAGTAAAAAAACATCTAATGTACCTAAACTATATATAAATGGAGTTATTGATAATTTCTCGTATTTTTCAGGTAACATATCTAATAATTTAGTATACAATTCTTTATGTAAATCTTTATTAGGAGTAGATTACGATACTTCATATAATAGTTTTTTAAATGGTTCTTTAGATGCTATTGCGTTATGGGATAAAGAATTAACACAAACGGAAATAACAGAATTACAAACTAAATTTTATCCATTTTAATTATGAAAGTTAGACAATTAACAGTAGAGCAAAAGAACATCCTTACAGGTAAAGTGTGGGGTTTTCAGGGTCAAGTATTTAATCCGACATTAGACGCTGATGGAGTGTGGTTCATATCCAATGAAGAGGTTAACGGTTGCACGTTACAACAAGCTGAGGCTATTCCATGCGATGCGTGGTTATTAACATTGCCTGAAATTGATTATAACCCTGTTATACGTGAAGCGTAAATACTACGAGGGGCAACAATTAAACGGTAAGATAGTGCATACAATATGGCGCGATTCAAGTAATTATTATATAAAGTTTACAGATGGAAGTTTTGAGGAATTTAAAAAATAGATGGAATGCACCAACGCCAAACTTTTGGAAGAAAGTGCAAAGTGTAGGAATAGTTATCGGAGGGTTAGGAGCAGTGTTTGTTGCGCCTCCTTTCGGACTATCATTAATAGGTGGTTATATGGTTGCCGTTGGTTCGGTGGCGGGTGTTTTATCTCAACTTACAATAGATGACCAACGTTAAGAATTATACCGACAAACAGATACTCGATAGGGTTAAAAGTTTAAAATCCTTCAAAGGCATTCCTTCAGGTTATTGGATAGTAGGAGTTAGAAGTGAAGAGGATGCACCGAACAAGTACGATGACAAATTTTATCTATTCAATGGTGAACAATTCGTGAAAGTTGTTACAGGCACAACAAACCCTGGCACACCAATCTTACAAGGTGGATTCCTTAAGTACAATAAGGTAGGAGCTGCAGTTGTTAAAGCTGATGAGGTGTATTACGACGTTTGGAAGTTTGGGTTACATCAATGGAAGATGCCTGCCCTTCGTCAAGTAGGGAACTTCATTGTATACCGTGACGGAGATAAAGATGGTAAGAGTGAGGAGATAGGAGCGCCAATTACGGGTAGTGGTTATGGTATTAACTTTCATACGTGTAGTTATTTAGAGAAAGTGGTAGGTGAAAATATAGGTGGCTGGAGTGCTGGTTGTCAAGTAGTTAGCAATACAGAGCAATATTACATGGTAATTAACCTAATCAAGAATCAAAACAGAATAACCTATTGTTTATTAAAAGAATTTTAGTATCTTTACTATTGTGTTTTAGGCGGTTAAGAAATTAATCGCTTTTTTTTTGCTCAAAAGTTTGGTGTATTAATAATTAATATATATATTTGCTATATAATTAAAAACATAAACATATGAAAACAGCAGATTTAATTGAAAGCCAAATATCAGAAATACGTGAGAACGTTGGCTATGGTAACAGATTCGACAAAGTAAAATTTTCGGAAGAGTTAGTAACCGAAGCGCAAAAAGTAGCAGGTGAAAACTATTTATTCATTTTAAAAATTATGGGACATGAGACACGCTAAGAAATTATTATACACATTGGTTTGCATTATCATTGTAGGATTTGTAAATCAATATTGGAACGCATCGACAGCATTTTGGACTGCATTTGGGTTATTAGGTTGGACTTTAACAGGATTATGCTATGAAAAAGATAATAAATAAAATATTTAACGTTGACACGCTAATCATGCCCTCAGACGTTGAATTCATGAAGATTGACAGCGATAGTGTTTACGCATCGTTTGAAGACCTTAGAGAACGACTATACATCAATGATGGGATTGTTTATAGCGAAGAGGGTGACCGCATTTGCACTACAATGGAATTAGAGCAATTTACGGAATTTGCAGAGCTAAACAAATGTATCACTTGTGGTGGTTCGGGTGAATACATGGTTACCGATTACGACCAAGACGCACCATTTCAAAACATTTTAATCAATTGCTATTGTGAGAAGCCCTTCGAACTATAACTACATTTACGATAGAGTTCGTAACATGCTCGAAGCTGGATGGATTCAGCTGGATATCGCAAAACATTTAAATGTTCCCGTTGCGGTTGTTGGTCACGCAATCGCAACATGGGAAGGGAAAAAGTATATAACAAGCCTATATTTTGGCTACAAAAACGAAGCATACAATGAAGAAGATTACATTTATCAAGCCCCTACTTTTGACGAGTTGTCTCCTGATGAGCGGTCTATCTATCGGTCAATTGAGTTTACAGCAAATCAAGGACAAGGGCATTAAACATCCTGAGATCGTATACGCACAATACCGACTTGAAACAGGTAACGGCAAGAGTAGAGCATTTAGAGAGTACAACAATGCGTTTGGATTCATCTACAAACGTAAATTAATGCGATTTAAGAGCGTAGAAGAATGTGTAGAGTATTACAAGACGTGGCAGGCTAAAAGATACGTTACGGGGGATTATTTCGAATTCCTTAAAAAGATAGGTTACGCAGAAGAAGAGGGTTATATTGAACTATTAAAACAAATGTTATGAAAAAACTAATAATTGCAGCAGCATTGCTCATGGTAGGATGCGCTAAAGAGGAAGTGAAAACGTGCGATTGTTTACGCATTACAGACATTAAACATGATTCGTTGGTATTTTACGAGAATACGGTGTACACCGCAGAAATAACAACTATAAGCGATTGTACGTTTCTGCAAACAAAAAGGATGTTCAGTAGTGATAAAGTTTATAATAATAAAAAAATAGGAGATTGTTTATGAAAAGAGTAATTGTGTTAGTAAGCCTTTTAATGGTGGGATGCCAAAAAGAAGAAGTTAAAAAAGAACCTGTTAAAGATTGTAACTGCGATCGGATAGTAAGAGTGTTACCAAGCCATACGATAATGAGTACAACAAACACAACGTACACAGGCGGCGCGATAACCATTAACGATTGCACAGGAGAGCAACGGCAGTTTGGTAATCGAACCCCTCAATATAGGTTTAGTCAGAAAGTCGGTGAGTGCTACAATTGGTAATCACCAAGCCCAATCTTAACGGTTGGGTTTTTTATTTGTAGAAAAGTAAAAACTTGTAAAAAACAACATGTGAAATTTTAACTTTGATAATCAGTGATTTACGAAAAGTTGTTTTTGACTAACTTATTGATAATCATCGAAATGATGGAAATGTTAAAACTTTTTTGACTATATTGCAGTAATATAAAAAATAATTTTTTTTCAAAAACGCGAAATATTTTCTACCTTTTCCATTAAATCGAACAAAACCAATAAGTTACAACGTAAAAACTTAGTATAAACTTTTTACAAACTTTCTACATTTTATACATATTATTTAGAATTATTATAAATTACGATTATTTTTAAATAAATAGAATCTAATTAAAATATAATATATATATTTGTTGAGTGTTAGGTCGGAAACCATATTAAACACAAAAGGACATTTGCCCATCAATTTGTAGAAAATCCGACCTCTACACTTTGATGGGCTTTTTAATTTATTAAATATTTTATTATGAATTACAAAGATTTTTTAGAAAGTAAAAGACATTCTATAGGAGACTTTGGGTTTAAAGCTAATTACATTCCTGACATAGCTTTTGACTTTCAAAGATTTGTTATAGAGAAAGCAATTTCAAAAGGTAGGAGCGCTGTTTTTTTAGACACAGGGTTAGGCAAAACATTAGTTCAATTATCTATAGCTAAAAATATAGTTAACCATACTAATAAAAAAGTATTAATTTTAACACCTTTAGCTGTTGCGTTTCAATTTATATTAGAAGCTGATAAGTTATGTATTGATGATATTGAATACTCAAAAGACGGTAAACACACTAAAAAAATAGTAGTATGTAATTATGAAAGATTACACTATTTTAATTCAAGTGATTTTGAAGGTGTTGTTTTAGATGAAAGTAGTATTTTAAAAAACTTTGATGGTAAAATCAAAAATGAAGTAACTACATTTGTTAAAAAAATACCTTATAGATTTTTATCTACTGCAACACCATCGCCAAATGATTTTATAGAATTAGGAACCTCATCTGAAGCTCTTGGATATATGGGTTATATGGATATGTTAGGTAAGTTTTTTAAGCAAAATAATAATGCGGTAGATTCAACTAATAGAAATATAGGAGAAAAGTTTTATCTTAAACCGCATGCTGAAAAAGACTTTTTTGCATGGGTTAATCAATGGTCAATAATGGCTAAGATGCCAAGTGATTTAGGTTTTTCAAACGACCGTTATAATTTACCTGAATTGATTATTAACAAGCATATAGTAGAAAATATGGAAATGTTTGATATAAATGGTCAGATATCTATGTTTACCCCAATTGCTAAATCAATGATAGAAGTAAGATTAGAACAAAAGCAAACAGAACAAAGTAGATGTGAGAAAGCAATAGATTTAGCAAAAGATAAAACTTCTGTATATTGGTGTAATACTAATAATGAAAGTTCTATTTTAAAGTCAATGGATAAAGATGCTGTAGAAATAATAGGAAGTCAATCTATAGACAAAAAAGAAGATATATTAATGGCTTTTGCAAATGGAGAAATAAAAAGACTAATAACAAAAGCTAAAATAACGTCGATGGGGTTAAATTGGCAGCATTGTAATCATTCTGTATTTTTCCCTACGTGGAGCTATGAACAATATTATCAAGCTGTACGTCGTTTTTGGAGGTTTGGACAAACAAAAGACGTAACTATTGACATGGTAATATCAGACGGTCAAACAAGGGTATTAGAAGCATTACAACAAAAAACACAAAAAGCAATACAGTTACATAAAAACCTAACTGAGAATGTAAACCGTTCATTTGAACACATAACAAAAGAATTTAACAAAGAAATTATTAAACCTAAATTTTTATAGTCATGGAAAACAAAGTAAAAGACCAAGTAATTACAGAAAATTATGCAATTTATAATAGTGATTGCATGTTAGTAATGCCAACATTAGAAAATGAAAGTATTGATTTATCAGTATATTCTCCACCCTTTGCAGGGTTGTATAATTATTCAAGCTCAGAGAATGATTTTAGTAATTGTGAAAGTAAAGAACAATTTTTAGAACAATACGAGTATCTAATTAAAGAGATTTCAAGAGTTACAAAACCTGGACGTATTACCGCTGTACATTGTACTGATGTGTTTGACAATACATGTAGATTATGGGATTTCCCAAATGAGATAATAAGACTACATACTAAATACGGATTTGAATATCGTAATCGTATAACAATATGGAAAGAACCTTTAAAGGTTAGAATGAGAACAATGGTACAATCTTTAATGCACAAATTTATAGTAGAGGATTCTACAAAGTGTTTTACGGCAATGCCTGACTATGTATTAGTGTTTACTAAAAAAGGTGAAAACAAAGTCCCTGTTACCCATGAGTTCGGAATTAATCATTATGCTGGTGAAGTTCCAATTTTACCAAATATTTTAAGAGCTTGGAATAATGCTAATAATACAGATTTTAATGAAGCTCAATTATGGGAGCATTTGAACTTAATAAATGAAGATAATAAGATAACTAAACTTAATCATTACATTTGGCAACGATACGCATCTTCTGTATGGGATGATATTAGAATTGATAACGTATTACCTTTTAGAGACAGCAAAGAAGAAGACGACGAAAAACATGTACATCCTCTACAATTAGATGTTATTGATAGAATTGTTGAATTATATTCTAATCCTAACGAAGTTGTGCTAACTCCATTTATGGGAGTAGGAAGTGAGGTTTATAGCCCCGTATCAATGGGACGTAAATCTATTGGAATAGAACTTAAAGACAGCTATTTTAAACAGGCTAAAATAAACTTATCGTTAGCCGAAAAGAGATTTAAAAAAGAAGCAAAACAACAAACTTTATTTTAATATGAATGAAAACAATCCTCAACCGTTCTGGTCAGTAAATCAGAACGGTAAGATTGACCT